TTTGTTTCCATACTTACTAAAGTAGCTCATGTTCATTACCGCAAAGTCTGTTGAATACAGATATTGTTTTTTGAACTTTATATTAAAAACCCATTTAACTACATATATTTTTTTATTGTAGTAATAAATCAAATCAAACTTGTCAGTTATAGCAACCTTGTTGTTGACTGGTATTATAAACTCTTCGTCGATTGCAATAGGTATGATTCCACTGTCTGAAAAGTTTTCTGATATAGCCAATAAAGCTGAAGCAGCTCTGCTGGTAAGACTTGCATTATTGCCATAGAAACTTTCGTGTTGTTCGTGTGTTATATCATATGCAGTAGTGCCCTTGGGGTACCATATCTTCTCCCACCTATTCAATAAAGAAGCATAAGAGGGTACTGATCCTGATTGTTTTTTGTAAAAAAAGAAATTAACAATACTCTTTAAAGCATTCTCATACTTTATGTAAGTTAGATCTCTCCCGCCTATTTTTTCGGTAAGCTTGTCTACATACCTATAGTCATATAGTCTTCCGCACAACTGGTAATCTTTTAATTCTTTAACTGTTAGTTTTAACATAACTTCCTAAATAACGCTCATTGAATCAGCTAGATCGCTGACATCAAAACCTAAATCTTGATTGTAACTCTTTTGGGTAATTGCTTCATATTCTTCATATGTTTTTCTTTCGTCTACATATTTTACCAGAGGAGAATCATATACAAAAGTAGATCCTGTAATTCTATTTTTTGGTATCTGAAGTTGCATTACATTTTCATCTTCTGAGTCATCACCACTAACTAACTTTTTATCTGTGATAAATATTGTAACCGCACACTTTTGTTGTATGGCTAATGAACCACCTGTATCAGATTGTTGAACTACTTCTCTCTTTTCTTTCATTCTATTTGAGTTTTCTTGGGCAGTAATAATTAGAACGCAGTTCATGTCTCTTGCTAGCTTCTCCAAGCGAACCATCATTTCTTCAAATTCACCCCAACGAGGTTTTCCTTTTCCACCCTTTGTAAACATAGACTGGATAGTATCTATATCAATCACATCTGGAATGCGATCGGCACTTCCCATGATATCTCTAAGCCATCTTTCTAAGTCCTCAAAATAAGGAGTGTCTGGGTCATGTCTTACCATGAATCTATCACCCCATTGGTCTAACTTATCTCTAAAAATTTTAAGATACTTATTTTTTTGCTCTTCATTCCAAGTGCCAGACTCTTTGTAAACATTCTTACCAATTATTTGAGTCATTAAAACTCTTTCCCAGTGGGAAATTGCTTCTTCAAAGTTTACGTAGAGAACTCTATAGCCTGTGTCTGCCCAATGATTGATCAGACACTTTGCGAATGTGCTCTTTCCTTTTCCTGAGCCTGCAATTATCGCATGTACTGCACCCTTAAAGAAACCGCCCTCATCAGTATAACCCATAGCTCTATTTAAAGATTTGTATTGTGTCGGCAAAAAGTTTGGTATTTCAAGTAAATCTTCTGCTCTCTTGGATATGTCGTTAGCAGTTGTAACGTTATCTAAAGGATTGTAATTTAACTCACCTTCAAGATCTTTGATGTCGGAAGTAATTTGAGATATTCGAAATATATCTTTTTCATTTTTTTCACCTTTTTGAGTAATTAAAATCTGGAGCTCCTGCAGAGAGTCCAATTGCTTTCTCTTATTGGCTTTATGTTTTATTAACTTAGTAATAGACTCAGGAGTAGACAACTCTATGGACATTAGAATATCCATCATTATTCCAACACCAGAAGCTCCACCTAATGCAGAATAGATATCAGTCTCGGAATCTAGCCATACCTTAAAAGCTATAGGGTCTACTACGTTTAGCTTTGTGGTGTGGTGATAAGCAAGGAGCGCTTTATAGAACTCATTTATCCCAGTCTGACCATGTATTGTTCCCACTATATCTTCAGGAAGGAAAGCGTCGAAAAAGATTATTGCATCTTTTTCTCTAAGTGAAAGAGCAAATATTTGATACTCGACTGGGAATTCTTTATCTTTTTGTTCCGTATCTAGCTCAGGTTCCATCTTGTTTTCTTTTTTCCTTTATTTTTTTATAATAAGCTTTTCTACTTTCAGAGTTTTTTTTCTTTGACTCTAAGTAAAATTGATTATTTTTTAGTGTTCTTTTTTCAACACGTACTGGCATATCTGGTGCGTTTTTTATTGCTTGCAACATTCTATCATATACGGATTCTTCTGATAGGTTGTCGTTGTATCTAAAAACGATAAGAGCTATGCCTAACTCTTTGCACATTTGCATCTTTTTTTCATCTCTTTTTTGAGCTTCTTCAAACTCATATATTGTATTGAAAAATCTTTGAGTGTAAAAAAAATGCTGTCTACCATGATACTCTGCAGCAAGATTATATTTTGGGCAGTATACATCTAACCTAAGTTTATCACCTAAGTGATGCTCATTAACAATTTCTTCTCCTGGTAAAAGTTTTTTCATAACTAGAGTCAAGGCCGTTTGACCTCTTGACATCTTTTTATTTTTTTCTTTTATCCAAGAAAGACCTAGTTGTTTTATTCTTTTATTTAAGTTAGCAACTGAAAAAGATAGTTCTGATGCTATCTGAGTTAAAGATAAATTACTTTCAAACAAAAGATCTTTAAGAAACTCATCATCGTCTTGGTGTTCTTCCCAATTTTTCTTCAAGTCCACCCTCTTTATTTCTATCAAATGCTCGTGCTACAGTTAGTGTTTTCCCAAGGTCTAAAATTGACATCTTTGTTTTTTCCCAAAGCTTGGGAGCTAAAGCAGAAGCAAACATGGGGCAATCTAGTACGCACATTTGATATTCGTTATCAAACTCAGAAACTTGAGCTATTATTGAATCTATCTTATCATAAAAATCATTATATGGGACTTGTATGAATGCAGAGTCTTTAGAGAAAAACTTTCCAATATTAGATTTATGCTGAAAAGAAATGACTAATACCTTATTATGCTTAAAATAGTACTGCATGAACGTATTGAATATGTCATAGTCTTGGTTGATATAATTTTCAAGAAAGCATGAGTCATAAAACACCTTATCTTTTAAGCCTACTTTACTAAGCTTGTCTTGCTGTGAATGGATAAAGTCAGGCTGTACTCCAGCAATGTATTGTGGATCATTAGAAGTGATACTAGTAAGTATTGACTGAACGAAATTCTTTGGTGGTTTTTTATCACCCTTGATATCCCCCAGTATAGAGAAGAATGAAGATCTTGTATATGATACAAAAGCAAATCTTTTTTTCTTCTCCATAAGTTCTGTTACCTTGATTATGGTTTCTTTAGTGTTATATGTTTTCATTTTAAATTCCAATTTACTAGTACGGGATTAGGATCTACAATAGACTCAATATGTTGTATGTTGTGGAACTCACCTTTATCTATGGACATATATCTTTTATGTTTAATTACTTTATCTTCATCTCTAGCATAACCAAGGTGTTGCATAACTAGACCTGAGTGAACCCAATAGTTTCTTTGATTCAACCATTCAACCACATAGGTTGGTTCAGAACCGCAGGCAAGCTTCTTGTCTAAGAATGTCCCACCATTTTTGTATCTAAAAATTCTAGAGCTATTATTAGGAGCCCATAATTTGTCAACCCTATACTGTGTTTCGTTCCACATATGATAGAACCTAACGTTCGCCACATCATAAGGGCTTGACTGTAAAACTTTTCTAATTTCTATGCCATCTTCATGGAAGAGCATTTCGTCGCAATCAATTGCAATTATCCAGTCACCTTCTTTAGCTACTGTCTCTAAGTTTTTCCAAGCATTGAGTCTTAGATGACCCTCATGCTTTTCAAACATTGTTTCATTGTTGCTAAAAACCTCAGCGTACTTAGAGGCTATTTGTACTGTATCATCCTCTGAACAGTCGTCAGTAAATACAATCTTATCTACTTGAGTTGATAGTCTTTCAAGTACTTTATCTAAGAATCTTCCTGATTCATTTTTTCCAACCATTTGTGCTATTAACATTTTTTCCTCTTTATAAATAAAGTGGGGGGTCAGGAAAACCCAACCCCCCCACTAAAGATAATTAATATCAGGCCGTGAATTCTTCTAATTGCTCACGTGCTTCTACTGACGAAATGCGTTCAATTTCTGTTGACTTGAACAAGAGCTCTCCATCTGATCCACGGCGACCCATGGCTACATTTTGTGCTTCTGTTTTATTATTAGCCTTAACTAAGCTAGTTGTTGTAACAGCAAAGTATTTGAACTTATTGTCTGACATTATTTTTTCCTTTTATTTTGTTGGATAATGGATTGCTATATATTCTATAGCATCTTGCAGTGTATCTGCAAGTCTTGTGGCCATATATTTCATATATGGACGATCTTTATTCTGATTAGAGCAGATGACCACTGTTGGTTGATTATTCATTTTAGCCCAAGCCATTTCGTAATCAGTACCTATGTAAGCTCTATTCTCTAACATGTATTCTACCAGAAGAAGATCTGATTTCTTCTGCATAAATAGATTTTTTTGTACAATTTCATCCGGAGACATCGTGCAATCTTCCGGTATAGATGTTGGATCAAGAACCTTGTATCCACGTAGGGATAACATGAATGTAGCCTCTTGTCTCCAACCTTTTGCGTAGTCGCCAACGTAATCCATAGCGCCAGCTAAATAAACTGTAATGCTCATACTGGCCAATGATACTCTAAATCTGGTGCTTCGTCAAAGTACTGGGAATAATATTCGTAATCTTTTCTAAGAAGATTAGATCTATGAGATCTATGAAACAAGTCTTGACCAAACCAACCTGGATAAATAATAGAAGAATGATTTACATCTTCAAACTTCATATTATTTTTATATCCTCTATCTATCCATTCAAGGATAGTATAGTTTTGATACAACTTTAAAGCTTCTTCATATCCAGTCCACATGCGTGTAACTGGATGATTGCGCCAACCCTTAGTGGGAGTTCTTTCCATCAATATGTTAAGGACTTGGAATGTTTCTACTCTTTGTTTGCCCAACCGACGGTAGTCTAAAACTTTTACTGATTGCACAAAATCAGGATATGGTAAAAATGTTTGCATTACTTTTCTTTCTTGAATTCCTGGAATGTCTTATCGCCTACACCAAAATATTCTCTGGCTAACCCTGCAGCAACTATATCGGTGTTCAGACAAGCTCCTGCTTCGTTCCACACTCTAGCAAGTATTCTTCCGTACTTCTCATTTTTATCAAGAATTGTTTCTATTTTAATTTTTCTACCTGCAGCAGTGATCCATTGATCGGTAAACTCTTTAGCAGCCAATCCCATTTTCTTTTCTTCAAGATTTGAAGTG